ACATAATCCGTAACGGGACGAACACACAGAGGTATCAATGCTCGCCTTAACCAGGTCGTAAACTTTCCCGCCTCTGCCTGTTTTTGCCCACTCAACAACATCCAGCGCTGACGGAGCACCCATTCCACCTCGCGGGCCGTAGAATCCTGACCATTCGATGCGCTGAACATCTGGCTCCAGTCCGTACAGTTTCACATTCTGACCTAGATTTACTGGATAGCGTTTACGTCGCGCTACCTCCTCTCCGGTAACTTCATCGAGTTCAAACCTGATGACATCTCTAACGCCTAACTGAACACGCATCCACGACTGACTAGCTGTGCCGACGCTCATCCAGTGCACCCAACGAGAAGCGAGGCGCACTTTTTTCTCCCATGCATGGTGTTTATCGATATACCCGGGCCAGCGGGCGGCTGTTTCCGCAATCTCTTCCTTACTGCACAAAACGCAATTCATGCAGCCAACGCGGCCAGCACCCTGTAAATAAAGGGGGTTTGGTTGAACACCAAAATATTTATGCAGAGCGAACACATCAGCCGCCGTCCACTTGTGAATCGGCAGGAAGTTGTAGAGAAAATCAGGGTCACGTTCATCTCGCGCAAAACGGTCATATCCGGCGCGTTTGTCGGACTCATCTGCACGCACGCCTGACCACTGAACCACAACCTCCCCCTCATCCAGCATCGGACGAATTGCCGCATCATAGGCAATCTGTATCTTGAGCTCATCGGTGCAGAAACGGTCGCGCAGCATCGGGAATTTGCCGTGAAGCAATGCACAGTCCAAGAAGCTGTTTCCTGATGGATGTAAAACTGAAAGTGCCGCGTCGAGGGGTGTTTCAAATTCAATTCCCCACCGTTCAGCGGTACGTAACCACGCCTGACCGAATTTAGTGTCCGAGCGAGCAAGGGACGGCATTACAACTCCGCGGTAAGCACCCATGCGGATAGCCTGACGCTTAACCCAGTTCTTCTGGATGTAGCCCCGTCGCCGCTCAAAATCTGCTTCGGTATATATCCGCTTAACAACCTGAACAGGAGCGCATCCGATTTGCTCATGAATGGTTTTCGCAAACTGGACCGTAAGCTCATGCTCATTGTCCGTATCAGCCATAACAGCCTTTACTCTGTCGCCGAACAGCGCATGAGCCACTGCTAGTGTGGCCGTGCTGTCCTTGCCAGCCGAATAGTTAACAACGATTTTATGGTCGTCAGGGATACGGAACTCTTCGAGATAGCGAGCGTATGCAACCTCAATTTCGCGGATCATCGTTTTGATGTCGGATGGCGCAATAATCATTGCGGCGTTGCTCATGCTGCACGCTCCTGTTTCTGCTGTGCTGCCGGGTTGATCCAAAGGCATTCAGTACGTACTTTCGTACCGCGCCCGGCGCTGATGCGCGATGCTTTCTCGGTCTTCGCCCAGCCGGATAACATGTCGTTGTAGACCTCAGCGTCGTAACCGCTAATCATCACCATGCCTGACATTGTTCTGGCCACAGCGAGCAATTGCTCATGACCTTCAACAGTCATTTCATGCGCGTAGTAACGATTACCCTGCACGCGGGTTTCTGGCACATACGGCGGGTCGATGTAATGCAATGTCGTTTCTGCGTCATGTGCACGCATTACCGCCAGAGCGTCTTTGTTCTCGATGATGACACCCTGCAGGCGCCGGCAGACAGCAGCGAGGTTTGACGGATAACGCTCCCAGAGATGCGCCGCCGTAGCGTATTTGCGTTTGCTGTCGCTGCGGAAACCGGACTGACCACCGACGCCGGCAGCGGATCCAAAACCCATACCTGCGCGAACAACCATGCGTCGGGCACGCTCAACAGGTTCATCAGTTGGGTGTTGAGCGGCACAGAATTCATCCCGGGAGTAGGGGGTGAGTGCGCAGGCATCCTGCAGGCGCTGGTTGAGTTCCGGGTCACGCAGTACACGAAACAGATTCACTACCTCGCCGTCGAGGTCGTTGTACACCTCGGAATAGCTGCGTGGCTTCTGGAGCAGTACGCCAGCAGCGCCACCGAACGGCTCAACGTAGCAACGATGCTCAGGGAAATGGCTGATTATCCAACTTGCCAGGCGGAATTTACCGCCGTGGTAACGAATTGCAGGATGCTTGATTTGGTTGCTCATTTGTCGGCCCCCTCGCTGCGCTTATTCCAGGCTCGAATAGCCATATCAATTTTGGTGCTGCCAACCATCTGCGCGGATTGAGCGTCACATGAGTGGCACCGAACAATCGCCGAACGATGCGGGCAATCGTCCTCATCCTGGGCGAATGCTTCGACATCGTTGCTGCCGCAAAATGGGCAAGGCTTTAACTGGTTGCTCATTTGGCCCCCTCGCGCAGCTGCGACTCTACTTGGCATGCAATGCTCAGCGCTGATTCCATCCCTACCATTTCGTCCTGATAACAGGATGGAGACTGGATATGCATCTCAAATGCAGACTTAACCAACGTCACCCCATCAGCCTTAATCCCGGCTACGATGCGATCGGTGGCGTGGGGCTCAGGAGCATGATCAATCGCCGGAAACCACGATGCATTTTCGCCAGCCTGTACGTAACAGCTCTGCGTGATAAATTTAGCTAGCTCCACATTCTCAGCAACCAGCGCCTTAATCACCGTCGCGACAGACGCCGGGCCATCCTCGCCGCAAACTTCCATCATGGTTTTTTCCCAGACGCACTCTGCTTTCAGTGCTGCGTCACGTTCAGCCGCCAGAGCCAGGTAATCCTCGTATTTCACATAATCGCCGGCATCTGACAGCATGATTGCCGCTGGTGCTGCTGCTCCGTATCTGTTCATTGTGTTCTCACTGTTATTTGCGCGCTGCACCGCGCTGAATTTTGGTTACAGAAAACCCTCGCCACATGGCGATAAAATTTAAATTTTTCCAGGATTTCCTGTATGGGCCGCGTTAGTTTCTCCACACAACGAGAAGGGCACCTACAAATCGGTGATGTCCTTTTCTGTTGTGCGCTACATCCACCACCAGATCAGTAATCTGCAAGCGGCTAACTCGATTGGTATAAGGATTGCCATTAAAATGGTTAAGGAACGCCAGGCCTGTTGACTCATACTCCCTCCGTTCTGAAAAAGGTGCGGTACCAGTCAGAACACTATCCTCATCCTCCTGTAATTGGTTGAAGACCCCGGTACCGCCAAATACTACATACACAGCTATCACGGTCCTAACGTGATTTGTTACAGCGCAGAGCGCACCACCCAAAACTAACAACACAACCACCTGATCAAATTTGCGGTGCGCTCTGCGCTGCACCCTGCTGTAAAAAGCTGGCTGCCACCATCAAGGAAAAGTGAACAGCCAGAACAGGGTTTGTGGCATCATGCCTACTCAGTGCTTTCAGGTACATTATGTACCATGATGGTACATTGTCAAGCATAAAAAAACCTGCCGCGGCAGGTTTTAGTCGAAAGTTAATTTTTTAAGCAAACCTTCTGGGCTTTCCTGAAAAAATAACAGTACCAATGATGGAGCAATTGCCATTAATTTTAACATACGGTTCTGGCCAGTTACGATTTAGTGCCTTCAGGTATCGCTGCCCGGCATCTTCAATTAATCGCTTGAATGTGGTTTCCCCCGTATCATGCATTATGGCGATAACATCATCTCCATGAACGGCTGGAACCTCGGGGTCAACAAAAATCATATCTCCCGGGCGATATTCATCAATCATGGAGTCGCCAATGACGCGTAATATATATGTCATTGGTCCGCATGGTACTGGGCAGGGGTAGGTCTCTGTGTTGCTCAAATCAACCTCAGTGTATCCAGCTTCGGTCCACTCTCCTGCCTGCACCCAGGATATAACGGGAACCATTGTGATGTTTCTATTAGTGTCGGAAACATCCTGCAATTTTGCAACATTGGTTACCTGATGCTCCTGATCAAGCCAGCCTTGCGGCAAGTCAAAGCACCTCTCAATGTGGCGAGCCATGGCGTCACCAATATTTTTGGTCGGGTTTTCACCTATCAGACGACTTGTCTGGGTGGGCTCACGATCAATCATATTGGCGAAAAAACTGTTACCGCCAACACCATCCCTGAGCTTTCTGGCGTTATTACGCCTGATTTCATCAATAGTTTTCATTACACCATTATTTAACCTGTACCAATAAGGTACAAGTGCCTTGCGGGTTCATTTTTTTCAGGTATCCTGTACACAGGAGGTACAATTTATGAAAGAGTATTGGGACTCTCTATCGAAGGCGGAGCAAATGGATTTAGCAAAGAGCGTTGGGTCTACCACTGGGTACCTTCGGCTTGTCTTTAACGGATATAAAAAGGCTGGCTTCCTTTTAGCACAGAGACTGGAAGAGGTAACTGCCGGAAACATAACAAAATCTGATATGCGCCCGGATATTTATAAGATTACTTCATCCAGGTAGCCGAAAACACCACAGAAAGAAGGAGATAGCCGTGGGTAACGAACACTGGAAGATCGAAAAGCAACCTGCATGGATGGTTGCAGCAATTCGCAGGACTATCGCTGCTTTGCCTGGTGGTTATGCAGAAGCGGCAGAAATACTGGATACCACCCAGGACGCTATTTTCAATCGCCTGCGTGCTGGTGGTGATCAGATATTTCCTATGGGTTGGGCGATGGTTTTGCAGAAGGCCGCTGGCGTCACATACGTTGCTGATGCAATCTCCCGGCAAACAGACAACGGTATGCACATACCCGGGGCCATGCCGGAGGATATGAACGAGGAAATCGGAAGAAAGCTCGCTGAGCTGGTGGGGCAACTGGGAGACCTGGTTAACGCGTACCGGCGGTACACAGAGGATGATGTCGTCACTCGTTGTGAGTGGGCGAGTCTGAATGAGATAGCTTACCGCCTTCGCGTCACGATACTGACGTTCCTCAACCTGATTTCCCGGGTTTATTGTGAGCCAGAAATGAGTGACGCCCGCGAGTGTGCAGCTCCGGGCGTCGTGGCGTTTTGTGCTTCTTAGTGGAGAAACTAACGCATGAACAGTTTAACAGCGCCATACCGTCGGTCGCAACTGATTGCGCTACCGGTACAGGGAGGGCGTGAGCCCGTCCAGTGGTGCTATGCGGTCAATGTACAGGGAGAGCGTGAGGTTGTCTCCCACGGCTTTGCAGAGTGGGCTGTGGGGGACTGGCGCGAAGAAGTGGAGGCCGCGCTGTGCAGCCAGTTGACCACTTCAGGGAAAGGTTTAAGAGGGTCGATAGATGAGCGTTAAATTGTCAGCCTGGGTATGGGATGGCTGTGCGGCTTATGGACTGAAAGGTACCAGACTGCTGGTGATGGCCAGATTGGCTGATTTTTCCAGCGATGAGGGAATTGCATTCCCGAGTGTAGAGACCATAGCCCGCCAGATTGGTGCCGGCCGTAGCACGGTTATCACTGCTATTGGCGATCTGGAAAGAGAAGGGTGGTTGACACGTAAGGAACGTCGGAAGGGGCAACGCAACAGCACGAATATTTACACCCTGAATGTGCGCAAACTGCGGCAGGCGGCTGATGGTGCTTATTCTCATAGTCCAGAATCTGAACGTTCAAAACCTGAACATTCAGAATCCGAACGTTCAGAATCTGAATGTTCAGAAACTGAACGTACAGAAAGCGGAAAAAAAGCCGTTTCTCACCGTCCAGAATCTGGAGGGGATCCGTCAGTAAATTCAAATACTGATCCATCAGATAAAAAACCTTTCTGTCAGGTTGCCGGGCAACCCGACCCGGAAGTTGAAATCACTGAACATGCTAAACGAGTTTTAACTCACCTGAACCAGTCCACAGGATCGCGGTATCAGGTCTGCAAATCGTCAATGGAAAACATCAGAGCGCGCCTGGGTGATGGTTTTACTCCTGCAGAACTGGTGCTGGTGGTGGATTACAGTGTCGAGAAGTGGGGCAGGGACCTGAAGATGGCTGAATACCTGCGGCCAACAACGCTGTTTCTCCCGTCTAAATTTCCGGGTTATTTGCAGTCAGCCACTAAGTGGGACGCTGCAGGGCGCCCGGAGCGCGAGAAGTGGGGTAAGCGCAACAGGTCACCAGATGATCAGGCATTCCGCGCAAGTTATGCCGACGTTGACTACACCAGAGCTCCGGAGGGTTTCAGAACATGAGCCTGAGAGACCAAATCATCCAGTATCTGACTGAACATCCAGGCAGCAGGGTGGCAGATATTGCAGAGAAAATGCCGAAACTCAATTACCGGACTATTGCGCGGAATGTGCTGAAACTCCATGCCGATAAATTTCTCACACGCAAACCAGGTGCTGGCCGTCCGCACTACCTGTACAGCGTGGCAGAGTATCCGTCCGTGGAGGTTACTGAAGACCCGCGAAAAGAACGTCATGAGAAGATCCTGGTGCTGGAGGATATTGCTCTGGATTTAGAGTATCGCGGGCTGCATCGCAGAGCGGCGGCTGCGTGGCTGAGGGTTTTTGACCTGGTGGAGACCGACAGAGAGCGAGAGAGGATTGCATTTCGTCGCCTCCACTGCGCTAACAGGACAGTAACACCGGCGGTTAATTATTCAGGGTTGGCCATTACCAGCATAAGGGGGATCAATGTCGACTGAAAAAAATACGAGTCGGTACTGTGAGGCATTGAATTTATTAAGAGCCGCGCCGGTTCACAGGCTGAATGAAGTGGGCGATCAGTGGCGCACACCAGATCTTCTGTTCTGGGGTATTAATGCGTTATTTGGTCCTCTTATTCTGGATCTGTTTGCTGATGACAGTAACGCGAAATGCCCAGTGTGGTATACCGCTGAAGACAACGCGCTGACACAGGATTGGGCTGAAATGTTGGCATCAATCGGCGGCGCCGCCTTTGGTAACCCGCCCTACAGCCGCTCACAGTACCATGAAAAACAGGCTATCACCGGCATGACGCACATCATGAGTTATGCGTCTCAGCAGCGTGAAAAAGGCGGTCGCTACGTTTTCCTGGTGAAGTCAGCAACGAGTGAGACATGGTGGCCTGAAGATGCCGATCACGTCTGTTTTATCCGTGGCCGTATTGGATTCGATCTGCCGACCTGGTTTGTACCGGCGGATGATAAACAGAAACCCACCAGCGCCTTCTTTGCTGGCGCGATAGTGATATTTGATAAGTCCTGGCGCGGTGAGCGTTTTAGCTATATCGATCGCGCAGAGTTGGAAGCGAAAGGACGCACAAGTCTGGCGTTGGCGCAGTTTGCTTATGGGCAGCAGCCAGCACCATTGAAAGTACCAGTTCTGGAGGCGCCGGAAATAGAATCACGGATCTGGCCGCTGGAGGTGGGGCTCATATTTGAGAAAGTGCCAAGTGTCGATAGTCTGCCAGAAACCCTGCAAAACAAAATCAAATTCCACATTAACCAGTTATGGCTGGAGCGCATGCCGACGAACGAAATCATCATCATCGCTGGCGGTCTGGTAGATAGTATGGGAGGTCAGGTCCGTGCGTGAAATTATTGTTGATAACTTTGCTGGTGGCGGTGGTGCATCAACGGGCATAGAGCTGGCGATCGGGCGTGGTGTGGATATCGCTATCAACCACGATGAAAATGCGATCGCTATGCATCGGACTAATCACCCTGAAACGCTGCATTACTGTGAATCAGTGTTTGATGTGGATCCTGCCACGGCAAGTGGCGGAAAGCCTGTTGGTCTGGCGTGGTTCTCACCGGACTGTCGCCACTTCTCGAAGGCGAAAGGTGCAAAGCCAGTCCAGAAGGAGATTCGTGGTCTGGCATGGATAGTCATGCGCTGGGCGCTGGCGGTACGTCCCAGAGTTATGATGCTTGAGAACGTTGAAGAGTTTAAAACATGGGGTCCTCTGCTGGCGGGTGAAATGCGTCCTGACCCTGCCCGCGCCGGCGAAACTTTTGAGGCTTTCATTGGCATGCTGACTACTGGCATTTCAGCGGATCATCCTGCGCTAGCGGAATGCTGCGAATTTCTGAATATTTCGGTGGACAGTGAGGAGGCAGCGCGACTGGTAAAAGGCCTGGGCTATGTCGTTGAGTATCGCGAGCTGCGTGCGTGTGATTATGGTGCGCCGACGATCAGAAAGCGTTTCTTCATGGTAATGCGCTGCGATGGGAGGCCGATTGTATGGCCGGAAGCCACTCATGGAGATCCGAAATCGCCTGCGGTGATTTCTGGCAAACTGGCACCATGGCGCACCGCCGCAGAATGCATCGACTGGTCAATTCCAGCGCCAAGCATCTTCGATCGCAAAAAGCCGCTGGCGGAGAACACGTTAAAACGTATTGCCCGTGGCATACAGCGTTTCGTTATCGACAGCGCGGAACCGTTCATCGTGAAGTGCAACCACACCACGACAAAAGGGCAGTACGATTGTTTTCGTGGCCAGTCGCTGGCAGATCCGCTACAAACTATTACGAAAACCCACGGTTTTGCGGTAGTCGTACCACACCTGACCAAGTTCCGCACCGGCGTCACCGGGCAGCCAGTCACCGAACCGGTACCAACTGTGACAGCCGGCACATCTAAGCGCCCGGGTGGGAATGGTCATGCGTTGGGGATTGTTGAGGCGGGCCTTGTCCCGTTCCTCGCTGGCAACGGTGGCGGCGAATACCAGGCTAAACCGCGCCCGCTTGATAAACCTGCTCACACGATCATGAAAGAGTCGCGCGCCTGCGTCGTCGCTCCAGTTATCGCCCGGCAATTCGGTGCCAGCGTCGGCCACCGGGCCGACGAACCCAGCGCAACGATTACCGCTGGTGGCGGCGGTAAATCACAGCTTGTCTCCGCATTTCTGGCGAAGCACTACGGAGGGAATTATACCGGACCGGGGATCGGGCTTGATGAGCCTACGCACTCTGTAACTACGATAGATCACCACGCTGTTGTTGCCTCACATCTGGTTAAATTGCGCGGAACCTGTCGGGATGGTCAGCGAACCTGCGAACCGATGCCAACAATCACGGCTGGTGGCCAGCATATTGGAGAGGTTGAAACTACTCTCGCGGTTGGGAGCTACGACGAGAAGCGCGCAGGGCGGGTGCTGGCGTTCCTGAAGGAATATTGCGGAACGGATAGCACCGGTTTGGTTGAAATCAACGGAATTACATACCGCATCGTTGATATAAGGATGCGCATGTTGCAACCGCGCGAATTGTATCGCGCTCAGGGCTTCCCTGAGTGGTACATCATTGACCAGGATTACCACGGCGTGAAATACGCGAAAGATAAGCAGGTCGCACGCTGTGGCAACGCGGTTCCACCGCCTTTCGCCCAGGCGCTGGTGGAGGTCAATCTTCCTGAGATGTGTATTTCTAAACGGGAGGCGGCATGAAACTGATATTGCCGTTTCCTCCCAGCGTTAACAGTTACTGGCGCGCCCCGAGCAAGGGGCCGCTGAAGGGTAGGCATCTGGTAAGCGAGACAGGGCGCAAGTTCCAGCAGGCAGCGAGAGCGGCGATTATTGAGCAACTGCGAGCCGTTCCCCGGACATCCTCTGATCTGGCCGAGGTTCACATTGTGTTGTATCCGCCGGATCAGCGCCGTCGAGATATCGATAACTACAACAAAGCGCTGTTAGATGCCCTGACCCTAACCGGCGTCTGGGAAGATGACAGTCAGGTTAAGCGCATGCTGGTGGAGTGGGGTCCGGTAATCAAAAAGGGGAAGGTAGAAATAAGGATAAGCAGATACGAATCCCGGGCGGGTGCAGCCGCCTGAAAGTGGAGAAAACGCATGAATCAAATGAACGTAAATGTAAATTGCCCGGCACATCATGCAGTCAACATGGATCTGCAAATAAAGATGTCCAGCCGGGTTATCGCAGAACTGGTGGAGTCACGTCATTCTGACGTATGCCGGACAATTGAAAGGCTACAGGATTCGGGAGTTATCCAGGGGTATGCGCCGATGGCGTACACCCATCCCCAGAACGGGCAGGTCTATAACCAGTATCTGATTGGAAAACGGGATAGCTACATCATCGTTGCTCAATTATCTCCAGCGTTCACTGCTCGTCTTGTCGATAGATGGCAGGAGCTGGAAATGGCATCACGGCCAGTCATTCCTCAGTCACTACCTGAAGCTCTGCGCCTGGCTGCAGATCTGGCAGAGCAGAAACAGAAGCTGACAGAAGAGCTGGCCGCCGCTGCACCGAAAGTGGAGTTTGTTGATCGGTATGTGCAGTCCAGCGGTTCAATGACTTTCCGGCAGGTGGCAAAGTTGCTCAACGCTAAGGAGCCAGAGTTCCGGCTATTTCTTCTCGACAGGCACATAATGTACCGGCTTAACGGTATTCTCACGCCATACCAGCAGCACAGCGATGTTGGGCGCTTCGAGGTCAGGACCGGTACCACACAGGCTTCAAACTATGCGTTCAGTCAGGCCAGATTCACCGCTAAAGGCGTGAAGTGGATCGCTGGTCTCTGGGTTGAGCATCTGACCCATGGGAGTGCGGCGTGAGAGCATTGCTTACCCCCGTAGTGGTCAGAGAGTTGGGGCTGGTGATGCTTCGCCCGGGTGCTGACCTGCTACCGCTGTTCTCTGGTCGGGTGCTAATCGACCGTGAACCAGAGTACATGACGGAAATTCCCTCCGGCGAACTACCGCCAGCCCGTCAGCGCCTGCAGGATGATGAATCGCTGACACTATTCTTCGCTGACGAACGGGTTATCCATGCCGCTGGCGGCCTGAGTGGTCTGGATAGCTGGCTGCTTGGTCAGGCTGGTGGGTGCCAGTGGGCACACAGTGATTATCACCACGCTGAGCTGGTAGCCTGCCGACACGCTCCAGGTTCACTTCGCCTGTGTTGGCACTGCGACAACACGCTGCGCCACCAGCACCTTCCCCGGCTTGAGCAACTGGCACAACAAAATGTTACCACCTGGCTACTGGATGTGGCGCGTAGCGATCTGGGATTCGACGAAAGCCACGGTATGACCCTCCCAGAGCTTTGCTGGTGGGCTGCGCGTAAGGGTGTGATTGAAGCCATGCCGGAAGGGATGGCGCGCAAGGCATTGCGTATGCCGGCGTCCGTCGTTCATTCTGTCACCCGGGAGAGCAATATCGTCCCTGAGCTACCGGCCACCAGCATTGTGCATGAGAAAGTGAAGAAGGTACTGGCGCTGAAAGTGGATCCTGATTCACCGGAGTCATTCATGCTGCGCCCGAAGCGCCGACGCTGGGAGTGCAAGAAGTACACCGACTGGGTGAAAGCGCAGCCCTGTAGTGGCTGCGGTAGCCCGGCTGATGACCCGCATCACCTGATTGGCCATGGTCAGGGCGGTATGGGAACAAAGGCACATGACCTGTTCGTGTTACCACTGTGCAGAGTGTGTCACGACGAGTTACACGCCGACATGGCCGGGTTTGAAAGAAAGCACGGCAGCCAACTGGAGCTGCTGTTTCGTTTTATTGATCGCGCTATGGCGATCGGCGTACTGGCGTAGTGGAGAACGCGCATGAACATTGAATCATTACCAAAATATTACTCACCTAAGTCACCGAAGTTAAATGATTCCACTCCCGCCACAGGTGGCGATGTGCTAACAACTACTGATGTGATGGCTGCTCAGGGGATGGTTCAGGCTGAGGCGCCGCTTGGTTTCAATTTGTTCCTGTCTAAGGTCGGCGTTCAGTCACCAGATAAAGCCGTTTCCGGGCTGGTTGATGAGGCAATGAAAATCTCTTCTCAATGCCGACATATTGAAGATCTGGAGGAAGAGAAAAAGTGTGTAGTGATAGGGATAATTGCACGGTATGCCTATGCTGATTATTCCCGCAGCGCAGCCAGTGTCAGAGAGTGTGATTGCTGCAATGGTGAGGGATTTATTGATGCAGAGGTGTTCACAAATAAAGTGCAGTTTCCAGATGGAAAGCCTCCGGCCTGGGCAAAATGTACAAAAGGCGTCCTTCCGTCTTACTGGGAGGAATGGAGGTCTGTACGAGAAAAGGCGCGCGTGCTCTGTCCTGCCTGTAAGGGAAAAAAAATCCTGAGCAATGCCTGTCGGTGTCATGGAAGGGGTAGGGTGGTGGACGAAGCAATGACCAGGGAGATGAGAGGTGTTCCAGTATTTAAGGAGTGCGATAAATGTTCCGGCCGTGGTTATTCCAGATTGACATTCTCGACAGTTAAGGAGGCGCTAAATGCAGTATGGCCTGAGCTGAAACGGAAGATTGCATACGAAAGTGTCAGGCCATTTTATGAGCGCATTGTAAGTGTATGCTTTGAGGCTGAAAGCAGCGCAGGAAGCGCTCTACGCAAAGTAACACGCTGAAGGGGTTGCATTGTGGGGAAAAATTGGCTAAATTTATCCCAACGATGGGCTTTGTGTGTCTACCGTTGAAAACCCGCCGCTGTGCGGGTTTTTTATTCCTGAAAAATCCCACTTTCAGTGGGTCTTGTCATTTCCGCCGATAGCTCAGTCGGATAGAGCAGCAATCCTCTAAATTGCCTGTCCGCGGTTCAAATCCGCGTCGGCGGTCCATTTGTGCCCACAGAAAGGAAATCACAATGCACGGTCCGTTAACTGCGGCTGGAATTATGACGGCTGGATCGGCTGGTGTGACATTTGCCACGTTATTCCCGGAGGCGACGCCAGCAGTAATGATATGTGCGTTAGCGGGAGCGATGCTTTATGTGCTGTCGTCAGAAAACCATCAAATATGGAAGCAGGTAATTTACGCGTGTATTTCGTTTATTGGTGGTGTGTATTGCTCGCAACCGGTTTCTGAAATTATTTCAGGACTTCTGAATATGGCGCTCAATCACCTTCAGCCGCCGGTAACAGTGGCGGTATCACCAGCGGTAGGTGCGCTGGTGGCATCGGCTATTACCGTCACCATTTTGCTAAGACTTCTCGCGAAGTCGAGGACGGTATCACTGGAAGAGTTATTTCGAACCATTAAATCGAAAATCACCTTCTGGAAAAAGGAGGGCGGAAAATGACGATACCAGAATGGTTTCTGTTGTACGCCCATGCAACAATATGCGCTTTGATTGCTATAAGGCTGGCATTTTATCAAAGAGAAGGGCGTTTTCGTCGTTTCATGTCAATAGTTGCCTACGCGCTAATTCTAATTTCAGCATCCACCTCGATAAGAATTATTTTCGGTGTCTATACGCATATAGATGCAGGTGAGGTGGTTTTCTATTTCGCGGTTTGCGTGGCGATATTCCGTGCTCGTGGGAATGTGGCAGAGATTGCTGGGCGCAACGACTTCAGAGTGGATAATGATGGAAAAAACAACCAGTAAAAAGCTGGCTGGTGGTGCTGGCGTTATTTGCTCTGTTGGGGCGATTATTGCAATTGTGCTCAGCGCAGGAAACGTCAGAACCAATGAGCGAGGACTTGAGCTTATCGGTAATGCCGAAGGGTGCCGCCTTGAACCATATATGTGTCCTGCTGGTGTACTGACTGATGGTATCGGGAATACCCATGGCGTTAAGAGCGGCGAGCGTAAAAGTTATGAGCAGATAGCCGCTGACTGGGAACAAAATATTCAGGAGGCGGAGCGTTGTGTAAACCGGTATGCAAATGGTCGCCAGTTGTCAGACGACACATTCTCCGCTGTTACCTCTATCACGTTCAACGTTGGGTGTGGTGCCATGCAAAAATCAACGCTGTACAGACTGCTGCGCCAGAATGACATTGGTGCAGCCTGTAATGAATTCCCCCGGTGGGTATATTCCAACAAGGTTAAATTACCTGGCCTGGTAAAGCGCCGTGATGCTGAAAAAAAACTTTGTGCTGAAGGGGTTTGATCATGGGCATGGAGACCATTATTGGGCTGCTATTCACGGTAGTGGCATTCATCGCAGCCGTTTTCGGTGTCGGGTTCTCCAGGGGCGTAGGGAGGTCAGAAAGTCGCCGCATGGAAGAAACCGCCGCCGCGACAAAAGAAGCTGCCAGGCGGCGTGCCGAAGCAATGAAAGGAGCTAACGATGTCCGCAAAGAAACTAATACTCTGCCTGGTGACGCTGTTGATCGTGAGTTGCTCGAACGCTGGACGCGTAAGGGTTGAAGTGACAGACACGGCGTGTGACTGGGTGGTGCCGATATACCTCACCGAGAACGATATCAAGGTGATGGACCAGCAGACCAAGCGCGACATTCTGACGCACAATAAATCAGTACAGGCTAACTGCCCGAAATTATGACTAATCACGGCCTTGCAATAGCGGGGCTTTTTATTACCAGAAGAAGAAGGAAATCAAGCCACTGGCATCCGCTGGTGGCTTTTTTATGCGCATCGCACGCGCACATCGAACTCAGAACCTTTCAGGATGACCCTTGAGGAACCGGCTGGCGTCGGTGCCTTCTGATGGCCGGATCTCCTGTGCGACAAGGTTCATCACTAAAAGGTAATTCCGATGAGCGTATTTGTTAGAGACGTCATTGTTGATGGGGTTCCTTATGTCCGCGCAGATAGCGTTTCACACAATAAAATCGGGATCGCGATAACTACACATAATAGGCCGCAGGTACTCGCAAATGCACTTGAGCAACATCGTAAACATTTACCTGCCGGTGCAGTTGTATTCGTCATTGATGACGGTTCAAACCCTCCAGCAAAAGTGCCTGAGTGGTGCAATTTAATCCGGCACGATAAGTCATGTGGAATTGTCGCATCGAAAAATGCCAGTCTTGAATGCCTTATGGACTCAGGGTGCGAACATTTATTTTTGTGGGATGACGATGCGTATGCCATCGCCGATAACTGGCATATCCCATATATCGAATCACCAGAGCCCCATCTTGCTTACCAGTTTCTGGATCTTGCCGGGCGCAATAAGTTGAACGACATGGCGGAACTGTACCGTGATGATAAGCATGTTGCTTACACCGGGCAGCGCGGTGTAATGCTCTACTATCACCGCAGCGCCATCGAGACGGTCGGCGGATTCGATCCGGTCTACGGTCGCGGTATGTACGAACACAGCGATCTGGCTCTCCGCATTCATAATGCTGGGTTAACCACCTGGGCCTATGCCGACGTGACTAACTCCGAAAAACTCATTTATTCTCTCGATGAGCATGAAGCTGTCGAAAGGTCAGTGCCTAAGCCTGAGCGAGTAGCTCTGGTGGAGCGTAACGTTAAGATCCACAATGAGCGACGTGATACCGGTTTTACCGGATATGTTGAATACCGGCAGCAGCGCGATGTGGTAATCACCACGCTTCTTACCAGCCATCCTGACCCGCAGCGCGGAACTAAACTGATGGCCACACCTGAACAGTTGAGTAAATGGGCTAAGTCACTTCGTCAGTGTGGATGTGTTGCGCTGGTGGATGAACTGCAAACGGGTCCAGCTGGTGTTGAACTATTCCATATCCCTGTCGTGAAGATGAATGTCTACTTCCGGCGCTGGCTGCACATCTGGCAGCACCTTCGCGATCATCCTGAATATCGGTTCGTCTGGTGTACCGATGGTACTGATGTCGAAATGCTGCGTACTCCGTGGGATGAGATGGAGACCGGTAAGGTTTATGTTGGTTCAGAACCGAAGACATACGCCGATGCCTGGGCAAAGCAGAATCATCCTGAGCGCATCTATCAGGAGTTCATCGAAGCGCGCCGCAGCGATGTGATGCTCAATGCTGGGCTGCTTGGAGGTACGCGCGCTGATGTGATGGCATTTGCTCACGGCATCATCCGTCTTTACTACCAGATCGAGAGTTATCGTTTCTGGAAGAAAGAGCAGGCTGGCGCAGCGATAGGTGACATGCTGGCGTTCGGTATAGTCGCACAATCATTTGCAGACAGGCTGGTAACTGGTCCGCAGGTTCACACCGTGTTCAAGACGGATGGTCTTGGGAAGGAGGGTGCATGGTGGAAACACAAGTAAAGTTTGTGGTTGTTGGTCACCATCTGCGCCATAAACAAGCATCAATTCTGGCTGAATCGATAGACGCATTGCTACTCATCGACACGGGAGATAGCGGCGCTAACTGGAATCACCGCCGCGCTCTTGAATGGGCGGAAGAACAATCTTGCCGCGTGGTCATTTTAGAGGATGATGCAATTCCGGTTGATGGGTTCACCAGCAAGCTTGCTGGTTGGATTGAGCGTTTCCCTGATGCGTTGGTGTCTTTCTATCTCGGCACTGGTCGTCCTCCTCAATATCAACTCGACATAGCTACAAAGCTAATCACAGCGGATAAGGCAAGAGCAGACTACATCACACTTCCTCGCCTGATTCATGGCGTCTGCTACAGCGTACCTCAGTACAATATCAAGCGAGTGCTGGATAAATGGAACCACAGCAAGGCAGCCGACTATGCAGTAGGTGACGCTTACGGAGGTCCCGTTGTCTATCCCTGCTATTCACTCGTTGACCATGCTGATGGGCCGCCAGTGGAACCAGCAAGAGACAATCAGCCGCGAACAGAGCGTCGTAGAGCATGGAGGTTACATGTCTAAACTAAAGACTTTGCAACCCCGCCTGAAAGCTATCGATACCCGCCGCATTAAGCCAATCTATGGAGAGAACCGCCGGGTAAGCGGTAGCGCAAGGGTTAGCCTCAAGCGTCGTATCTATGCGCGTGACGGTGGTCACTGCTGCATGTGCAAACGAGTAGTAGACCTGCATGACAGCGAGCTTGACCACCGCATAGCGCTACAGTTCGGCGGTGACAACGATGAGCGCAACCTGTGGACGCTCTGCATTGCCTGTCACTCTGGTAAGTCATCGCGAGAAGCATCAACTAACCAGCCTGACAATGAGGCATTAAAACACTCGGTACCGCAGGATAAATCGCAGGATGGGGTCGTAATTATCTGACTAAACCCCTGGGGGGGTATCTGTGGGTGTCAACGTCGATCGCGCTGGACACCGCGCCCCCTCTCATGTACAGAAAAAATTCCCCTTTGGAGGTTGTTAACGTGTTTACGGGACAGAAGCGCAGGTTTGCGCTGGCGCTGATGTCCGGCTCATCTCAGGCAGAAGCCGCCCGCCAGGCTGGCTACTCAGAGAAAACCGCCCGCTCGCAAGGGTCGAGGCTGGCAAAAGACCCGGACATCGTTGCCTTTATCAGGAAAAAAGGGCGTGCCGGGCAGGAAGAAGAGAAGCCGCAAGAAGATGTAACAGCGAAAAATGCCGCGGAGCTGCCGGCCAGCCATGGCGTGCAGCAATCGCCTGGTGACGGCGTGATGAAAAAATATGATGACCCCCTTGATTTTCTACGGGCGGTGATGAATGACGCGGCTGAGGATATAGATACAAGGAAGGATGCCGCAAAGGCCATGCTCCCCTACGTTCACACCAAAAAAGGCGAGGGCGGCAAGAAGGACGCCAGGAATGCAGCTGCGAAAGTGGCCGCAAGTGCCAGTAAGTTTGGCGCGCTGGCCCCACCAAAGCTGGTTGTAAATAATAAGGGCTAATTTATGACGCAATGGTCTACGGCCTGCCCGGAATGGGAAAGGCGTCTCATCGCTGGTGAATCAATAATCCCGCCACCAATTTTTCCTGATCAGGCGGAGCAGGCGCTCGGTATTTTCCGTGAACTGCGGGTTTCTGATCTTCCTGGAAAACCAACGTTTGGCGAGTGCTCTGAAGACTGGGTGTTCGATTTTGTGAAGGTGATTTTCGGTGGATATGACGCCGAGACGGGTAACCAGCTTATCCGCGAATATGGCCTGCTAATCTCGAAAAAAAATACAAAATCGACAATCGCTGCCGGGATCATGCTTACCGCATTAATCCTCTGCTGGCGTGAGGATGAAGAGCATCTGATTCTGGCTCCGACAAAAGAGGTTGCCGATAACAGCTTCAAACCCGCAGCCGGCATGATACGTGCTGATGAGGAACTGTCCGATATGTTCCAGATTCAGGATCATATTCGTACCATCACCCACAGGGTGACTCGCAACACACTGAAAGTTGTGGCCGCGGATACGGATACAGTGTCTGGTAAGAAATCAGGCCGTATTCTTGTCGACGAACTCTGGCTTTTTGGTAAGCGCTCTAATGCCGAAGCAATGTTTATGGAGGCGCTGGGTGGGCAGGTTTCACGTAACGAAGGGTGGGTAATATTCCTCACCACACAGAGTGATGAGCCACCGGCAGGGGTATTCAAAGAACGTCTTGATTACTGGCGAAATGTCCGCGATGGAAAAATCATCGATCCAAAAACGCTGGGTATTCTCTATGAATTCCCGGAACATATGGTGGAAAGCAAAGCTTACCTCGAACCGGAAAATTTCTATATTACCAACCCAAATGTCGGACGCTCTGTCAGCGCCGAATGGATTGCCGATCAGCTTCGTAAAAATCAGGCCAAAACTGACGGTACGCTGCAGCAGTTTCTGGCAAAGCACCTCAACATTGAAATTGGCCTTAACCTGCGTAGCGACCGCTGGGCTGGTGTCGATTTCTGGGAATCGCAAATCAGGCCGGTGACCTTCATAGATATTCTACAACGTGCTGAAGTAGCCACGGTTGGCATAGACGGCGGCGGACTAGATGATCTTCTGGGGCTTTACGTTATTGGCCGCGACAAAGAAACCCGTGAATGGATTGGTTGGGGTCATGCCTGGGCGCACGAAATAGCTGTGCGCCGCCGAAAAAGTGAGGAGTCCCGTTTCAACGACTTTGTTAAGGCCGGTGACCTGACTATCGTTAAGCGCGTCGGACAAGATACTGAAGAAGTAGCTGAGTATGTAAGCCGCATTCATGATGCAGAGTTGCTGGATAAAATCGGCATCGACCCCTCAGGTGTGGGTCAGATACTAGATGCGCTCGTAGAGGCTGAAATACCTGAAGGTGCAGTGGTTGGTGTCAGTCAGGGGTGGCGACTTGGCGGAGCGATTAAAACCACTGAGAGAAAGCTTGCTGAAGGCGTATTGATACATGGTGGCCAACCGATGATGGCGTGGTGTGTTGGAAACGCCAGAGTTGAGCCTAAAGGGAATGCCATGCTCATCACCAAACAGGCCAGCGGGAAAGGAAAGATTGACCCCCTAATGGCGCTATTTAATGCCGTCTCGTTAATGGCGCTGAATCCAGAGGCGAAGAAACAAGATTACCAGGTATTTTTCATATGACAAACACGTCAGTTATTGACCCGCTCCGGCGGGTTTTTTCGTTTCTGGAGGACAGAAAATGACGCTTAACCGGGCATGCACCATCATGACGGTGAAGTCAGTTGATGAAGACAAGCGAGTCATTGTCGGTATTGCATCAGCGCCTTCACCAGACCGTGATGGTGACATTCTTGAGCCTGGCGGTGCTAAGTTTCGTGAAGAAATCCCATTCCTTTGGCAGCACGACAGAAGCCAGCCAATCGGAAACTGCACCCCAAAGATGGTGAAAGAAGGAATTCAGATCACCGCGCAGTTGGTCAAGCCAACTCCTGATATGCCTTCACAACTGGCTGCGCGTTTAGAAGAGGCATGGGCTTCTATCAAATCACAACTGGTAAAAGGCCTTTCAGTAGGCTTCAAGCCAATTAAATACGCATTCCTTGATTCTGGCGGCGTCCATTTTCAGGAATGGGAAATGCTTGAAACATCCGCGGTAACCATCCCTGCAAACGCCGACTGCTCAATTCAGACAGTTAAATCTTTTGACCGCCAGTTACTCGCCGCGCTTGGCAATGAGAAACCCGTGGTTAAAGCAAATCAATCCGCTGGCGCTACAGCACAAAAGCAAATATCTCAAAAAGGAAAACCAACGATGAATATCGCTGAACAAATTAAAAGTTTCGAAAACAAGCGTGCAGCGCTGGCCGCTTCACTGAGTGACATCATGAGCAAGGCTGCTGATGAAGGGCGTACACTGGATGTTGAAGAGACAGAAAGCTATGACAATACCTCTTCAGAAATTAAATCGGTGGACGAGCATCTTAAACGTCTTCGCGATATGGAAAACAATATGGCAGCCACTGCAAAGCCTGTTACTAAGGCTGCATCCGGTGAGGTTACCGTGGTGAATAATGCGCCATCAATTATCCGAGTTCCGCCGAAGTTGGAAAAAGGTATTGCAATGGCCCGCTTTACCAAGGCGCTGGCGGCAGCTAAAGGTGTACGTTCTGAAGCGCTTTCAATCGCTAAAAGCAAATATCCCGAAGATACTAAACTACACCATGTCCTTAAGGCTGCTGTAGAGGCCGGTACCACTACGGATCCTGTATGGGCTGGGGCGCTAGTTGAATACCAGGATTTTGCTAATGATTTTGTGGATTTCCTTCGCCCACAAACCATTATCGGACAATTTGGTGTAGGAAATATCCCTTCGCTACGCGAAGTGCCTTTCAATGTTCGAATTCCTGTTCAGACATCAGGAGGAGCGGCGCAATGGGTTGGACAGGGCAAAGCAAAACCACTTACCAAGTTTGATTTTTCGAATATCACATTTGGTTTCTCAAAGGTGGCTGCAATTTCAGTCCTGACAGAAGAACTTATCCGCTTCTCAAATCCTAAAGCGGATATTCTTGTACGTAACTCCCTTGCTGAATCAGTCATTGCTCGCCTTGATACAGACTTTGTTGATCCTGCTAAAACTGAAGTTGCTGGTATATCACCTGCATCAATTACCAATGGAGCAACAACCATCCCAAGTACCGGAGATCCTGATGCTGACAGCACTGCAGCATTTGACGTATTCATCAATGCGAATCTGCAACCTACTGGCGCTGTCTGGTTGATGTCCAGCTCTACCGCTCTGGCTATATCTAAGCGTAAAAATGCGCTTGGTCAAAAAGAGTACCCTGATATGACAATGTTTGGAGGTACGTTTGAAGGGCTTCCGGCCATTGTCTCTCAGTATGTTGGTAATCAGTTGATTCTGATGAATGCTCCAGACGTATACCTGGCTGATGAAGGTGGTGTTGCGGTTGATATGTCAACTGAGGCATCACTGGAAATGGAATCAGAACCAACAGGAGATAGCATTACACCTGTAGCAGTGGAACTGGTTTCCATGTGGCAGACCAATAGCGTAGCAATTCGTGCTGAGCGTTGGATTAACTGGAAGCGCCGCCGCACTGCCGCTGTAGCAGTCATCAGCGGAGTTAATTACTCATCCGGTCAAACCAGCTAAGAAGGAGGGCGGGGGAAACCCCGCCATTTGACATGGCAAAGATCAGATACCTACAGAGTACACATGACTCAATGCCAGGCGACGAAAAAATAGTTAATGACCAGTGTGCAAAGGTGTTGGTGTTGTTGCATAAAGCTGAATATATGACTGGCAAAAAAGTTGGTAGACAGAAAAAGAAAAAAGTTAACGCGGAGACTGGCTGATGTGGAATCCTTTTAGACGGAAAGAGAAAGCATTGCAGCAACCATCATCCCGTGGCTGGAATCCAATTTTTTCATATGTACGAGAACCGTTTGCTGGAGCATGGCAGAGAAACATGGAAATCAGGAATGAGACCGTGCTTTCGTATTACGCGGTGTTTTCCTGCATTACGTTGATAGCCAGTGACATTTCCAAGATGTCGCCCGCTATTCAGTCCAAAGATTCTAACGGTATCTGGAAAGAAATTTCTGATACCAATTTCGATACATTAATCAGCAAGCCTAACCAGTTTCAGAACACAATTCAGTTCTTTGAAACATGGATGAATTCAAAACTTTCACGCGGTAACACCTACGTGATGAGGGTAAAAAACAATGCCGGTAAGAATACAGAGCTTCGCATTCTTGATCCGGATAAAGTCATTCCCCTGGTTGCTGATGATGGCTCTGTCTTTTATCAAATCAGTCCTGACCAGATTAGTGGTTTACCGGCACAGGTAACCGTACCTGCACGCGAAATCATTCACGATCGCTTTAACTGCCTGTTCCATCCACTGATTGGTATTTCACCTATCTATGCGTGTGGACTGGCTGCAATGCAGGGTAAGCACATTCAGGAAAGCTCTGCGTTCTTCTTTAAGAATGGTGGGAAACCAAGTGGTGTTATCACCGTTCCCGGCTCAATAAGCGAAGAGAAAGCTAAAGAGATAAAAGCCAACTGGGACGCAGGATATACCGGTGAAAACGCGGGTAAAACCGGATTGATTTCCGGAGGTGCCAGCTATCAGTCTGTGACGATGACAGCAGTCGATGCGCAGACCGTTGAGCAACAGAAACTATCTGCTGAAATGGTTTGTTCGGCCTTTCACGTACCGGCATACAAAGTTGGTGTGGGTGAAATACCCAGTTCAGACAACGTGGAAGCGCTTGAGCAGCAATACTACTCGCAGTGCCTGCAGGTGTTGATTGAGTCTATCGAGTCGCTTCTGAAAGAAGCCTTTGAGCTGGATCCAAAAAAGCGCGTGGAACTTGATATCGGTGCTCTGCTGCGTATGGATAGTGAGCGCAGGATGAAAGCGCTGGGCGATGGCGTCAAAAATACCATCCTCACACCCAACGAGGCCCGTAAAAGCGAGAATCTCCCTCCTGTCGAGGGTGGCGATTCACTCTTCCTGCAACAGCAAAACTACAGTCTTGCAGCGCTGGCCAGGCGTGACGCTTCGGAAAACCCATTTGGAACCAGTCAGAAGACAACTCAGCCTGTTGAAGTGCCTGCCGATGATGGCTCTAAAGCATTAAGCGAGACAGAGATTTTCTCTGCAAAATCAATGCTCAGAGGATTATTAACAAAATGAATGAACGTGAATTATCCCTGATAAAAGCACTGGGTGAAGAGTTCGGAGCAGCGATAAAAAAAATGGAAGGTGACTTTCAGAAAGCGCTGGAGAAAACAGCCGGCAATTTTGAGAAGAAACTGGAGGAGCTGAAGAATTCAATTCCTGAAACTCAAACAGTAGAAGCACCTGACTTTTCAAAAATGGTTGCGGATGCGGTAAGTGCCATTGAGTTGCCAAAAGCACCAGAATTGCCAGATCTAAACCAACTGGTAGGTGACGCTGTTTCTAACGCGGTGAAGCAGATTCGCGTTCCTGAAGATGGTAAAAGCATCACCGTTGAAGACGTTGAGCCGCTGCTTCAGAAAATGGTTAACGACGCTATAGACAGGATACCAGCGCCGAAGGACGGCAAGGACTGTACTGCAGAAGACATAGTTCAGGCAGTAAATATCGTGATGGCTGAACTACCAAAACCGAAAGATGGGAAAAGCGTCACCGTTGAGGAGTTGAGGCCATTAGTAGAAGAGGTTATCTCAGCATCGCTTCCGGCTCCTGTTGACGTTGAAAAGTTGGCAGAAGAAGTGGCTGCTAAGGTTCCTTCCCCACAGCCCGGGCAAGATGGCCGCGACGCTCTCTCAATAGAGCTTGAGCCGTTTATAGATGAACAGAAAAGCTATCCTCGTGGCACTTACGCTACGCACAACGGCGGCCTGTGGCGTTCTCATGAGAAGACATTCGGCATGCGTGGCTGGGAGTGCATTGTTGACGGTGTATCAGCTGTTGACATCCAGCAGGATAAAGAGCGCTCTTTCTCCATCACTCTTGAGAGGGCAAGCGGTATTAAGGAAATTAAATCGTTCGATATTCCGGTAACGATTTATCGAGATGTTTTCAAAGCAGGTAATGAATACCAACCGGGAGATACCGTCACATGGGGTGGCTCTCTCTGGCATTGCAATGAAGCAACAAGCGATAAGCCAGGCGAAGCCGGTTCTAAGGGCTGGACTCTTGCTGTTAAGAAGGGTCGCGATCTGAGGGATAAACCATGATTGAGCTGGTCAGTCTCGAAGAGGCAAAAATGCATCTCCGTATTGATGACGATTACGGAGATTCTGACCTGACGATGAAAATACAGGGCGGAAGCGCGGCGATACTTGCCTACATTCAGGGAAGCAGGGAGCGAGTTGTTGATGCTGCCGGGAATTTGATAGTCGGTGAACCGCTTACCCGGGTTCAGACTGCATTGCTCGTTCTGCTCGGCTACATGGACAGAAATCGTGGTGGGGAAGAAGAAGAGAAGCTGAAACAGGGAGAGCTTCCTTTCTCTGTATCAATGCTCATTTACGACCTACGCCGGCCAACCATTATTTGAGGATATGTCATGGCTTGTGCAGGCTGTGAGCGCCGAAAGGCGTGGATTAAAAAGTGGGTGAAAATTGCGTATGAACGATCTAAACAAATTGTTGGCGGCCATTCGAGCGCAGACGATCGCACAGCAGGAACAGACCGCAGCGATAAACCGTCTGGCGGAGTCTAATGAGTCATTGTGCGCCGTGATAATTCAGTCCCTGGTGGATGACGAGGTTATTGAGCAGCAGGAGCCAGTGACATATCTCAGCGGCAGATCGGGGAGGTAGCATGAAGGCTGGCAGGCTACGGCATCGAGTTATGTTGCAGCGTTCGGAGAAACACCAGGACACATTGACAGGGGCGATTATCGACTCGTGGGTGGATGTAGCAAAGTTGTGGGCTGAGATTTACCCGCTCTCTGGTAAGGAGTTTGTTTCTGCCCGGGCTGTACAGAGTGAAATAACTGCCAGGATCACTATTCGCTATCGTGCCGATGTGACAAGTAAGCACAGATTTATTTATCGCGGGAAAATCTACAACATCAGCGGCGTCCTTCCAGATCCGGTGAGTGGACTGGAATATATGACGCTGCCATGCTCTGAAGGGGTCAATGATGGCTGACGAGATAGTTATAAATCTGACAGGTCTGGACCCACTTATCGGGAAGATGCGGGCTGTATCTGATGTGACGAGGAATAAGGCTGGCCGCCATGCGTTGAGGCAGGCAGCTAATGTTCTCCGAGACCGCGCACGACGCAGCGCCAGCCGCGTCGACAATCCAATGACCAGAGAGGCAATTTTTAAAAACATCGTGGCCAGTTGGGGGAGCGTCACATTTAAGCGCACTGGCAACCTGGCATTTCGGGTTGGAGTGATGGGTGGCGCCAGACAGTATGCCAAAACAAAGGAGAATGTAAGAAGGGGTCGCGCCGGCAAGACGTACAAAACTGCAGGCGATAATGGTAACCCTGGCGGTGATACCTGGTACTGGCGATTTCTTGAGTTTGGTACGCAGCACGCTGCGGCAAAGCCAATTTTCAGGCCGATTATCAACGGCCCTGACGCGGCTGTAATTAACGTTTTTGCGGCGGAGTTTGAAAGGGCTCTGGACCGCGCCATACAGCGGGCAAGCAGGGGGGCGGCATGATTGCACCCATTTTTTCTGTCTGTTCATCCAACCCTGATGTTATCGCTGTGCTGGGCTCTGACCCTGTACGCCTGTATCCGTTCGGCATGCAGGATGATGAAATAGTGTATCCCTACGCCGTATGGCAGAACATTTCCGGCGGTGCAGAGATGTATCTCGATACCACGCCTGACTATGACAGTTATACCACCCAAATAGATGTTTACGCCGATACCCCGGTTCAGGCGCTTGGCGTCGCCATGGCACTCCGTAACGCAATAGAGACCAGCGCCTACATATCGCGCTGGGGTGCGCAGGGTCGCGACAACGTTACCAAAAAATACCGTTATTCGTTTGACGTTGACTGGATAGTCAAACGCTAAAAACCTTCCATCCGCCGGCGCTGAGCCGGTTTTTTTATATCCGGAGAAAACCTATGTCTGTGTTAACGCAGGGCACCCAGCTTTATGCGCTGATCCGTGGTGTCGTACATGAAATTGAGTGCATCACGTCATTTAACCCGGGAACCAACCCGGCTGACCAGATTGAAGACACCTGCCTGAGTGAGCGTAACAGCCGCACCTATAAGAAGGGGTTGCGCACCCCGGGGCAGGCGACCGTGACTATCAACGCGGATCCTGAAAACGATTCTCACTATTTAATGTGGCAGCTGGCAGAGCTGGACGAGTACCAGGATGAGCTTATTCAGTGGGCGATAGGCTGGTCAGATGGCGTATCAGAGCCGACGATTTCATCTGGAGAGCTGTCGCTGCCTGCAGATCGGACATGGTATACATTCCGCGCCTACGTCAGCGACTTCCCGTTTGATTTTCAGGCTAATGCTGTTGTTTCAACCAGTGCAACCATGCAGCGCAGCGGCCCGGGTATCTGGATCCGCAAAGTGGAAGCCGGAAGCTGATTAACTCAAAACAGGAAAAACAAATGAAATTGACTCTTGATAATCTGAAGGCGGCAGGTGCATTTACAGGGCGACCGGTTGAGAAGGAAATCACCTGGAAGCAGGGTGATGATGAACTGACGGCGACAGTCTTCATCCGGCCACTGGGTTACCATTCAGCGACTTCTGATGTGCTGGCCAGCGCCGGCAAAATTGATGGCATCGCCGGCAGGATAGCGGCGTCCGTCTGTGATGAGGGTGGGCACCCCATCTTTACCCCCGCCGATATCACTGGGGAGGCAGATCCTGAGCGTGGTGCGCTGGATGGCGCGCTTACTGTTGCGCTCCTGGTAGCAATTCAGGAGGTTAATAACCTGGGAAAGACGACGAGGAGCTGACGCCAGAGGAGGAGGTCTGGTGCGAGCTTGTGATGAACGGGATAGGTGGCAGGACAATCGCTGAGGCAATGGAAAACCTGTCCCTGTCTGAATACCGGCTCTGGCTCAAATACCGCCGGCGCTATGGCGGCCTGAACCCAATCGTGAGAACGGAATGGGGTGCCGCGCTGGTGGCTTCTGTCATAGCCAATGTCAATCGTGGGAAAAATACGCCACCGTTTAAACTGGCTGACTTCGCACCCCACATAAAGACAGCACCTATCTCACTGGAAGAGGCTATGCATACGTGGGCGTAGCCCTGCAGCAATTCCCGCCCGGCATGGTCCGGGCTTTTTTATATCCGCAATAAACCTCCGCGCTTCACACGCGCACGTTATAATCCAGGAACCTTACAGAAAGCGATCCTGAGAACTGCCGCTAGTGCCGGCGGGCCTCTTGGGGCGGCTTTTCTGTGTGACAGGTTCGCTTTCTTAAGGTAAATCGCATGAAATATCCAACCGTATCAGTAAACGGCGTTTCCGTTCGCGTTGACGATGAAGGGCGCTACAGCCTGAATGATCTGCACGCTTCGGCAGTGTGCAGCGGTCAGGCCAAAGAGAATCAAGGGCCAAGCCAGTTTCTTCGCTCAAAAAAGGTTAAATATTTTGTTCAGACTTTAGCCAGAATGCAAAAATGCACTCTGGAAAAAAATCAACCGGTTAGGGTTATTAACGGTGGCTTGAATCAAGGCGTCTGGGCTCTGGAGATCGTTGCAATTCGCTATGCTGCGTGGCTTAGCGCTGAATTTGAAATCCGTGTTTATCAAACCTTCCAGTCTCTTGTCCGCCAGGGATTTGATGCCATGGCCCGCTTAAATAAAATTGACCATGTGATAAACGCCGAAACCAGGGAGGTGAGCCAGTGTGCAAGTAGAATGGGTAAATGGGGTGCTGGTGGACGAAAACGCCTGCTCTTGACTGCCCGCGCTCGCGTGGTTGACGAGGTTCAAATGTACCTGCCTGGCTTTGAGGCTTAACTATTGTGGCAAGGATGCCCGCATTGCCATGTAAATTTCTTGTGATAGGATGTTTCCGATTGCAATCAAAGGAAACATGGAATGAAGAAAATTATAGCAGTAGCATTGGGGGCTCTTTTACTAACCGGTTGTACTGTCCGTGTTGCGGATCTTACCGTGGCGAGTACAAAAAATTACAATCTGAATGGCGGCCAGTTCTTTAAAGGCAAGCGCGTAACTGCTGAGGATAGCTATCCCGTGATTATCTTCCCTACAGGAATCCCTAACGTTAAAACAGCAGCAGACCGCGCAATTGAAAAAGATCGCTGCGCGGTTGGTTTGTCTGATGTTGTTGTTACACAGTTAAACCACTCCTTCCTGTTTGGCAAGATTGGATTGCGGGTTGAGGGAAACCTGATTATTGATCGCAGCCTGTCCGGTTGTGAAAATGCAAGTTGATGAATTCAGCCACCTTCTGGTGGCTTTTTTCTGATAGAAAGCCCACGAATGGGCTTTTGTTTTCACATCATACTCTGGCTTTTACGTCTGAAGTATTCGTATCCCTGATGCAGTCGTTGTGTGGCCACAATGATGAAGTCTGCCAGCAATTTTCTGTCTACTCTGGCATCCTGCGCCAGCGCTGACAGGAATTCCTGAGCGTTCATCACATACGCATCATCAGGTATCGGGGTGGCTTTCTGTGTCCCATCACTATCGACAGACATCAGCCAGCGCCTGGGTAGTGCCGGCGGCTCTGCGCTCTGCCGCTGGTTAAAGTAGCAGTCTTCCAGTTTTTCGAAGACCTCCCATGCCTGATCGGTTTCGAGCATTTTGGCGTGGCGGGCGGCGCCGCGTTCTGTCCAGAGAATCAGGCTGCGAGCACGTTTACCAACAGACTCGCTTAAAGATAGTCTGTTCTTAAACGTTTTTAATTCATCTCCTTCCAGCTTAAAGAAGTGTTTTCCAGCAATGAAACGATCACCATTGCGCTTATGGTTTTGCTGGATGCGGATGGTTTCAGTGCCATAAACCTGAGCCAACATATCAGTGGTGATCACAGGAAGGGTGTTATAAGTAACAACTGGCAGGTTTTCTACTGGAGAATGGTTAGTCATGATGACCTCGTTGATTTTTTCGAATAACCACTAACGTAGTGGTGCCGGGAGGTTCGAAACGGCTCAACGAGACCGCGGACTTATTCCCCGTGCGGGTGTTGTATTCGTCGCCCTCCCGACATTGATCGGTGCGTGGTCGCATAGCGCTACCACTGAATAACAGGCATAAAAAATCCAACACTATCGGGGTTGGTTATGACCGCGCTGAGAAGAGGTTTCGACGCCTCGCGTTCATAAATCTACAAGCTACCACCCATAACGTCAAGCCTGATTGGTTTCCAGCATTTTGGCGTGTCGTGCGGCGCCACGTTCTATCCAGAGGATAAGGGGGGCGGGTTTTTGGAGAAACAGGATTTTGTGAGTTACTTAAAGTAACCCGCAAATTTTTCAGCTCCTCACCAACAACTTTGAAAAAGTGTTTACCTTCAACAAAACGCTCAGCGTTACGGGTGTAGTTGACTTTGATATTGTTGCTATAGGTATAGTAAAGCTGTGCAAGTAACTCGGTGGTGATGACTGGTCTCTGATTGTGAGTGACTGGTGAGACTGTTTCTGCTGAGATGGATTTCATGATTTATGTCCTTTCGAATATTTTGATTGACCCTTTTTGAGGGGGACCGGGCGCTCAAAACCGTCGAAAGTCGGCGGGCATATTCCCATTACTGGTATTGTATTAGCCGCACGCCCGGTCATAAACCAAGAAATCTGGACACAAAAAAACCGCATATCTGTCGGGCGCGGTAACCGCTGTTTGTTGAGGTGTTTTGAGCACCAAACTGAATCATATAACTATACCGCTAACTCAGTCAATCGCGGTTGGCTTACAGCATCCTGGTGTGATGAGCAGCGCTACGTTCTGTCCAGAGGATGATCGTGTAGTCAATCAGCAGTAGCTGATCGTTTCCCTGATAACTGCTACTATTTGTAAAAATAGTATGAGGGTGGCGTGGAATGTCTTTAATTAATTGCAAAGAATGCGGTGAAAATATATCTGACAAAGCAAAGTCGTGTCCTAAATGTGGCGCTCCAGTGCATGTCATCAGCATAGACAAGGGGCCATCTATGAGAGCTATGTTATTTGTTATTTTTCTTGGAGTATTAGTGTTTGGTTTTGTTGTTAATAATTTTTCAGATGTACCAGAAGAAGAATTGTACAACACGACCCAGCACTCATCAGAAAATAATGATGGAGTTAATCGTTCTCAGAATGAAAAAGAAACAACAACTAATACTAAAAATACAACAACAATAAAAAAAGAAGTTAAGGTAGTTAACTGGCTTACACATGAAGATGTAGATAGTGTAACCGGAAAAAAGGTATCTTATTTATTGGCTCGCTCTAAAAACTCAGTGAAATTTGATTATCCATATAATGATGAAAATGGTTCATTCTTAACACTTATATTTAGAAAAGGAAGTGAAGGATTTGATGCATATGTTGTAATATCAAAAGGGCAAATAATATGCGGATATCAAGATTGCTCAATAAGGACAAGAGGTGATGATGATAAGGTTAGGGTGTGGCATGCAGTTTCTGAGGCATCAGGAAAATCAAATATGATTTTTTTTAAAAATCCAAAAGGTTTCGAGTCTTATATAAAAAAGAATAAAAATGTTGTGATTGGTGTAACTTTTTATCAGGCTGGTGAACAAGGTTTTAATTTTGATACTTATGATTACCCTCAAAGATTACAAGGTGGCAAAAATTGATTTATTGATTTACACATAGCAAAACTAGTCATAGTTTTTATTATCCAACAAACCACCTATAATCAGGTGGTTTTTTTTGTTTTTGGGGCTTATTATGGCAAATAAATCTCTGGGTGTTCTTACAATTGACGTAATAGCCAAAACGGGGGGCTTTGTTTCCGGCATTGAAAAAGCGGAGCGCGCATCAGCAAAATGGAGGGAGCAAGTAGTTAAGGATGCATCCTCAGCAAGCGCTGGGTTGGCTAAAGTTGCAGGTGTAGCCATTACTGCTGCCACAGCGGCTGGCGCAGCAGGGTTTCATCTTTTGAAATCTACAGCAAAACAGATATCCGAGATAGATAAGTTATCCAGCTCTCTCAAAATATCAACGCAGGACCTTTTATCATGGCAGTATGCAGCTGAGAAGGCTGGATTATATGGTAACAAAATAGCAGATATTTTCCGTGATATAGATGATAAAATTGGCGATGCAGTAATAAATAAATCAGGACAAGCAGTAAAAGCATTAAATGCTCTCGGTCTTTCTGCTGTAAAGTTATCTGAATTAACGCCAGATCAAAAGTTATTAGTTATTGGTGATGCGCTTGGTAAAATAAAAACAAATGCTGAAAAAATCACAATATTAGAAAGTCTTGGCGGTGATCTTTCTAAATTAATTCCACTTTTTGACAATAACAACAAAAAATTAAAGGAGTTTATTAAGCTTTCTAAGGATTATGGGATAGCACCAGACCAAAAATCAATTGATGATTTGCTAAAAATAGACTCACTATTTGAGGAGATTGAGGATAGTGTTAGGGGCCTTAAGATAGAAATAGCTTCAGGTTTAGCCAAGGTAGATCTTTCAGCTATTACAAAATCATTTGAAAATGTAAGAAACATACTCACAGATCCAAATGTATTAAATGGCTTGGTTCAACTTGTTAGTAAAGTTGCAGAACTTGGCGGGTGGATTGTTACTATAGCTTCAAAGGCTGGTGAAATTGCAACTATAACTGGAAATAGAGTGGCTGCAATAAGCGGTAATGTTGATATAACAAATTCCGCAGAAATACAGGAGAGAATTAACTATTTAACAAAAACAATATCAAATTATTCAAAAAATGGCTCTTTATTTGGTAGGTTGTTAGGGATAGATGATACTGAAAAAAGCGCAAGAGATGAACTGACTAGGCTCTATGATGCACTTGCAAAGTTACGAGAAGAGCAAAATAAAAATAATCTTATAAACCTACCTGTCGCTCAGGCAACTGTTGGCAATGGTTATGAGTTGGGTCTTGGGGAGAAAAACGGAAAGCAAAAAATAGACTCAGGAGTGAAGAAACTCCAGAACGCATATAAATCACTTGAACTCAGCTACCTGCGGCAGATTGCTCTTATAGAAACAACTGGCCGCAAAACTGAGGAGGTCACTGAGTTTCAGAAACTCCAGTTTGATATTGCCGACGGCAAACTGGCAGGCGTTAACGAGAAGCAGAAAGTTCGCCTTGAGCAGCTCGCGAAAGAACTTGATCAGTTGAAAAACCTGAGAAAGGAGAATATCGAAAACCTCAAGGTGGCATCCTACGCAGCAGGACTGCAGAACCAGAACCGTAATGACGCCGCGGTGCTTAACTCTGATTTTGTTGGTGCCGGACTGGGGGATAAAGCCCGGGATAGGATGCGTGAGAGGCTGGAGATCGAGCGTGGTTTCCTCAATCAGCAGCATGAGCTACAGCTGCAATACCAGAGCGGTGATATTGAGAAATCACTCTACGATAAACAAACGGCGGTCCTGCAGGAGGCTCTCAACGACCGCCTGAAGATTCAGGAGGAGTATTATCAGCAGGCCGACGAACAGAAGAGCGACTGGGAAAGCGGGTTATCTGATGCCCTGATGAACTTTGCTGACAATGCCTCAGACTATTACCAGCAGGCCGCAGACGCGCTGACATCTGTCATGGACTCTGCAACATCATCGGTATCCAGCAATCTGTATGACCTCGTTACCGGCGCTGAGGATCTTGGAGACGCCTTCAGTAATGCCTTTGCTGATCTGGGTAAGTCGATAATCAGGGTTTTGGCAGATATCGCCGCGCAATGGCTTGTGTATCAGGCGGTGCAATTGCTGGTCGGCAAAACAGCGCAGTCCAGCGCGGCTACCGGGCTGATCGCTAACGCCCAGGCAACATCCTTACAGGCGCAACTTGCGGCGTACGCATCGACAGCAGCCATCCCCATTGTTGGTCCTGGTCTGGCGCCGGCTGCGATGGCTGCAGCGGCAGCGGCAACAATCCCGCTCGCAGCCGGCGTTACCACCGCGGCTTTATCTGGTATGGCTCATGATGGTCTGGATCGCGTGCCGGAAACGGGCACGTGGCTCCTTCAGCAGGGAGAGCGAGTCACTACAGCCCAAACCAGCGCAAAACTGGATGCCACCCTGGATAGGGTTAACCGGGATGCGGTAGGAAACAGGGGAAATATTTACGCTCCCAACATCAACATACCAATTAACGGCAATCCGTCTGATGCAACCATCCAACTGGTGAAAAGGGCTGCTGATGAGGGTGCTGCGAGAGGATACCGCCAGGCGGTTAACTCTATCGCTACAGGTACCGGCGATCTACACAAAGTGCTGATGGCCAAAACTAATGCAGGCAGGAGGATTGGCTAATTGGATATCACGACAAACATCGATTATCCGTCTGATTATCTCCCGTGCCCCCTAAAAGACAGCTTTGGGCTCAAACCAGTTTCACCTCTGAAAACCACCCAAATGTCTACTGGCCGCCGCCGGCAGAGGCGAGCTTATACATTCGTGCCGACGGAAACATCAATTGCCTGGATATTTACTGACGCTCAGGCCCAGGTATTTGATGCGTGGTTTCGTGATGTGCTGAATGATGGCGTGGCGTGGTTCAACATGCCATTGCTGACGCCGCTCGGGGAGAAGGGGTACGTGTGTCGCTTTATGGATATACCGGAGGGGCCGACACCTGAGGGCGGGATGTACTGGCGGTACAGCGCTAAGATCGAATTATTTGAGCGTCCCATTCTTCCCCCGGGATGGGGTTATTACCCTGAACTGATCGCCGGTTCCAGTATTATCGATATTGCACTAAACAGGGAGTGGCCGAAATCATGACGATCCTGAACAGGCTTTATACATCCTCAGGGGCAGAGGCTATTGTTGAGACGCTGCAGATAAATATAGGTGATGAGGTTATCTATCTCAGCAAGGGGTACAGGGATATCACCGCAACAACAGAAAATGGCAATACGGTTACCTTTCCAGCGTATGCCATTGACATCGCTCTGCCAGCCAGAAACAGTGACGGCACGCAGGATCTGAAATTCGCTATCTGCAATATAAATGGCGCTGTATCAACAGCCATTCGCAACGCCGGGGATGCCGGGCACAGCGCATCGCTGATATACCGAAATTACGTATCAACCGATCTGAGCGCGCCAGCCTCACCCCCCTATACTCTGGACATTAAAAGTGGCTACTGGACAGCAACCGAGGCCCAGATAACCGCCGGTTATATGAATGTGCTTGATACAGCCTGGCCACGCTACCGCTATACACTGCCCAACTTTCCCGGACTCAGATACATATAAGAGAAGGATCATTATGTTTGACCCAGATAAATACCGTTCAGTCGTCTGGCTGAAGGGTGGTCGCACTTACCCCGAGCTTGACTGTTTCGGAGTAGTTAACGAAGTGCGCCGCGATCTAGGACTGCCTGAATGGCCTGATTTTGCTGGTGTAACAAAGGACGGTGACGGGCTCAATAGAGAGGCCAGGAAAATGATGTTATCCCTGAATCAATGTGAACCCTGCGAAGGCGCAGGCGTTGCCTGTTATTCTGGGTCTGCCGTCACACATGTTGCTGTTGTGGTCAGTATAGGCAACCAGCTTCATGTCGCAGAGTGTAACCCTAAAAGCAATGTCACATTTCTTCCTCTGGCGCGGTTTAAGCGCCGCTTTGTTAAAGTGGAGTTCTGGCAGTGACAATTCGCATCTATCCATCCAGGTTGCCCGGGCATCCTCTCGAAACCCATGAGCATGGTGACGTAACATTCCATCAATGGATGCTGGCGAATGTTGATGAATACACCATTGATAGAGAGCATCCAATCTCCGTTGAGGTCGATGGTCATATCGTTCCAGCATCTGAATGGGATTTGTGCCAGCTACATGAGCACAGTGATGTTCGCATCTATCCAGTTCCATATGGCGCAGCGGTTTGGGTTGCCATTGCCGTTGCTGCGGCATCAGTCGCGTACGCCATTTATGCTACGCAGGGGATTGATACCGGAAGCAACACCACATCAACAGGAAGAAGTCTCGATCTGAACCCGGCAAAGGCGAATACTGCGAAGTTGGGTGACCCTATTCGCGAGTTATTTGGAAAGAGTCGCATCTATCCTGACTATATTCTGCAGCCCATTACTCGGTTTGACGCTGATGATCCAACGAAGATGACAGTTGAGATGTTTGTCTGTCTCGGGGTGGGAAATTTCTCGTTCTCAGGTGGAGATATTCGCGTTGGTGACACGCCTGGATCATCAATATCGGGATTTTCTTATACAACTTATCCACCGGGTACTGACGTATCAGCCGACAGGCGTAGTGAAAACTGGTTCAGATCTACAGAGGTTGGTGGGACATCATCAGGATCAGGGTTGGATATGGCACAGACAGCACCGGAGTCAGATGACATTATCGCAGACAGCATGACCGTGTCCGGTAACAGCGTATCATTTATTGGGCTGGGTGATGACGATGGCGCGGATAGTGAATTGCCTGACTCATGGGTGGATGGGGCAATTGTCACGCTAATGGCGCCGGTAAATTTCAGTGTTTCCGCATCATCTGGCTACAGTGTCCTCGCCAGTAAAGTGCTGATGGAAATAGCGCCATATGTTGGAATGCCTGTAACGCTAAGTTTTGCTGGCGTTGATTATGATCTGTTCATTGCATCATGGGTTCCTGGTCAGGATGCGGTGCCGGGTGAGGGTGGAAGCCCCGCCATTGTTCAGGGTAATGCCGCTCCAGTTACCTATGACTTCTCTACTGAAAATGAGGTATTTACTGTCACCTGGCAGGGTGTGATCTATACAGTTTCTCTGGTTGCCAACTATGTAAATATGTCAGGCCTGCTGGTGGCCATCTCTGATGGGCTGGCCGGGTCTGGCCTGGTGGCTCAGGATAACGGTGGACTGATCCGCATCACAGAGGAGTCCAGCCCATGGCTGGGGGGTGATATCACATCATCGACATTGCCTGAAACCGTTTTTGGGTCCTCTCCGGTGCATACACCAGGGAGTCAATCAACTGGCGGGAGTCCTGCTGTGGTAGCCAATGCGACCCTTGCATACGGCAGCGCTACTGGAACCGCATTCTCTGGTGTTCCTGAGGGAGTGCAGCGCATGTCGCTTGCTCATCGCGGGAATGAGTATCAGATAATTTCTGTCGACGGAACCACGGCCACTGTGAATCGCCTGGTTGATGGTGCCATAGATGTGTCATGGCCGGGATTTATTAACCGCACCATGATCGACTATTCAGCCACTGGCATCAATGAAAACGACACATGGCTTGGTCCATTCCTCGCGTGTCCATCTGGTGAAAAGATTGACGCGTTTGAGGTTAATTTTTCGTTTCCTAATGGTCTGTGCTGGTTCACCAAAAGCGGCAGCAAAGGGCCGCGTACGGTTTACTGGGAAATTCAGTATCGCGCGTATGGTTCTGGTGGGTCGTGGATCAGCAGGAAGGGCAGTTACCGGCTGCTGAATATTAATGGGTTGGGATTCACTGAGCGGATCACTCTACCAGAACCGTCATTTGTCGAGGTGCGCTGCAGGCGCACTAATGAGCAGGGTGAAAATAACTGTCGAGACAGTATGTATTGGCAGGCATTGAGAGGTCGACTGCTTACCAGGCCTACGTCGTACGCCGGAGTGACGACAATGGGAATCTCGATGGATACCGGGGGAAAACTCGCTGCGCAGTCTGATAAGCGAGTGAATATTGTGGCAACCCGCGTTTACGACACCGGGACGGCCAGAACTATTTCTGCGGCGCTTTATCACGTCGGTAATTCTCTGGGTCTGGCGATGGATATCGAGGCAATCGATGCTATGGAGCAGAACCACTGGACGCCACAGGGTGAATATTTCGACTACGCGACGACAGACAGTGTCTCTGTCCTGGAAATGCTGCAGAAGATAGCCACCGCCGGAAAATCATATTTTCTTCTGTCTGATGGATTGGCAACTGTAGCGAGGGAGGGCGTAAAGCAGTGGACAGGAATAATCAGTCCACAGGAGATGACAGAGGATTTGCAGACGGCTTTTGTAGCGCCATCTGATGATGATTATGATGGCGTTGATGTCACATATATCAATGGAACCACCTGGGCTGAAGAGACCGTGCAGTGCAGGACACCTGGAAATCCAACACCGCTGAAAATTGAGGATTATACGCTGGATGGTGTCCTCGACCAGGATCATGCCTACCAGATAGGTATGCGGCGGTTGATGAAATACCGAGAACAGCGCCTGACATTCACCACCACAACTGAGCTGGATGCATTATGTTACAACGTCGGAGATCGCATCATATTCACTGATGATATCCCGGGCAGTATGACGATTTCATGTCTCGTTACTGGAATTTCAACAGAAGGTGGCGTAACGGTATTTACTGTATCTGAACCCCTTGACTGGACGTATGAAAATCCCCGCGCGTTGGTTCGCTATCAGGATGGATCAGCATCTGGGCTTCTTGTGGCAACCAGGGTGGGTGACTATCAATTTTCAGTGCCATACCTGGATGAGTTCTCCGATATTATTATGAACGATCCTGTAATAGAGCCGCCAAGGCTTATTTTCTGTGATTCATCCCGGGTGGGTTATGACGCCATTATATCTGAAATAGCCCCACAATCTGATGGTACCTGTCAGGTCACAGCAAAGGAATATAGGGAAAGCTTTTACGATTACGACAGATCAACCTATCCAGGTGATGTGGCATAATTTAAACAATTTATAACCCGCTTCGGCGGGTTTTTTAACGGGAGCAATAAAAATGGCACTCATACCTCCATTGGGATCTTCCATTCCTGATGTCTTATTGATTAACGCCACCAATTTAGATAAGGCAATGAATGGGTATGATGATAAATGGGTGGATCGCGGCGGCGAGGAGCGTAGTAGCCTGCGCATGCTTGATAATATTATTACATCTCTTGATACTGCTAATTTTACGTTTGATGATAAATCTAGCGGTATTTCAGCAACTACGGATGGACAGTATTTCAGGGTGCCACAAAATAGTGGCCTGTACTCGTTTATTTATTACAGGAATTCATCTGGGGTTGCAATTGAGGTTGCGTATATTGCTAATGGAAATCTGCTGGCCCCCCTTTATCGAGACTATTATTCATCAGCGTCATACCAGTCTATAAAGAGAATACCACGTGGTCCGCTGAATATTCACTGGGGTGTAACGTCTGGTGGGGAGTGGTTGTTGGCTGTTAACGGTTCAGGTACGCTCATAAGCACCCACAGACACGATAATTATGAATCGGCTTTCGAAAATCTCGGCAATCCTGTGCTGATGGATGCGATTCTGAATACGTCATCCATTCGCATACCGCGGGGACCAAAGCGGGTTGTTTCCGGTCTCGTCGTCGGTGGTTTATACCGCTGGTATCTGGATGATGATGGCAATTACGTCGATGGGATCAGCGATGAGTCTGATTCTGTTTATGCGCCGGGTGTTGTACGTAGTGATGTGGGAACTGGCCAGTCTTTATCACTTGGATCGAGGGGATTTATAAATACCACACCTGGAGGAGCAATTTCTGGGCAAGTGTTCTCTTCAGAACCATCTCGTCATGGTGATTTATGCTTGATGCTTAATGGAGAGGACTCACTTGGAAATAGCATGGGCGTTAGGGTTTTTGTTAATAATGACAATTATACCCCGCCATCCATTGATGACTTTACTGGCGTCCAGCCAATTTACGAGCGATGGGATAATGGTGTTTTAGGAGAAACTATATGGTCTGCGTATACAAATGCATTGATGACATTTTTAAAAAATGATAAAAATGTCAGCTTCCGTTTATTGCCTATTGTTTCCGGTAAGGGTGCCAGTACGTATAATTCACTGAAGCGAGGCACAAATGTTTGGGATGCGATGTTTACCGCAATTGATGCCGCACAATATTTAGTAGAAGAGCGTGGTTGGATATACAGAGTTGGTGATTTGGACACAATGCATGGCGAGGCAGAAATAAATACTACTCAGGCTGAATATGAGGGTTATTGTCGTGAGTGGCTTAGTGACTTCCGCACTGATGCAGTTAGCAGAACAGGACAAACAGCCCGCTCAATTAAAATGACGTTTAGTCAGTGCTCAACTGGTGGAACTGCATCCGAGGGGGTAGCTGCGGCGCAGGTTAATTTACATGAAACGGATACTAATTTTGTTTTATATTGTCCAAAATATCAGTTTCCGTATTATGATTCCCAGCATATGCTTGCGGAGGGATATGTAAAAACTGGTGAATTAAGAGCACGAGCAAAACGATTTATGTTGCAGGGTAAAAAATGGGACTGCCTGCGACCAGTATCAGCTGTATTATCAGGCACCACACTGACAGTTAAATTTAATAACTCTGTGTCAGGAGATGTTAACACAGCAGGACCAATAGGGAATCTTGTCCTTGATACTCTGCGCGGTAAAAACCCTAACGGAAATTATGGATTTTATATTTCTGATACGAGCGTAACGATTTTATCAGTTGCCATCGGAACGGACGGATCGTCTGTTGATATTGCTCTGTCTGCTGCGCCAACTGCTGGCTCTGTCGTTAAATACGCGATCGGAGAAACAGGCGCGGGCGGTGCTGTTCGCGATAGTGATGAGCGCGATAAATCCAGTTTTGACAACGATTTTATATATAATTTTTCAGTCGGAAAATCCCTGATAATCAACCAATGATTAGGAGTTAAATATGGTTACTCGCACAGCTATTGTTCTCGACGACATTCAGGGGCAAGCAGGTACAATTCCTCTGGATATTACACTGGAGGAAATTGCCGTGGCTAATATCCCGGGATTAGTTTACTGGCCGTACATTGATGATGCTTATGGGAGGGTTCCAGGCTCAAACCCTCAGGCGCTTTATGACCGTCTCACAGATGCTAATCTGACAACTATTGCCGCCGCGTCGTTCTCCATTAGTTCGCTGCCGGGAGGGACACCAGCAGTTGTCATTGGCAGTAATGAAACATGCTGGCGCGCAACTACGCCTGCATTTAATGGAGGTGGCACGTTCGCGACAAAAATTACAGACACTATCGGAATATCAAGCAACTCCGCAGCAACAGGATCTACATACTGGATCATGAATGACGGAGGGAGGCTGACATTTAGAGTCGGATTATACACGTTGGCTGCATCAGATTACGACGGGCCGACATTAACTCCCGGAACGGCTGTAGCTGTAATTTTCAGGATCGACACGCTCACAGGAACCGTTACCCTGAGAGTCGGGGATACATACTCTAAAACGTTTCATGACGATGCGATGCGCAATATTTCGCTGCACCCTAATTTTCAGTTCGGTCTGGTGAATAACGAGGGTTCCCTCGCATCACGATTTGGAAATTACGGTCATTTGTTGGCTTTTGATAATGCGATCAGTGATGATTCTATTGATGCAATTCTTGGTATGATGTGA